CTAGAAGAAGCGACAGCAGCCGAAATCACGAAGGCAATCGCGCTGTGGAACGACCGCGCCACAATCACGAAAGCAACCGGAGTCGACCAATGAGCTACAAGACGCGCGCCGAGCTCCGCCTCGAGCATCTGCAATCGCTGCGCCGCGAGCTGACCGACCAGGAGAGCGAGGAGCTGCGCCGTGCGCTGCACGCCGTCTATGTCCGCCAGCGCCGCCTGCGCGGCCGCGGCGAGCTCGCCGCCGCGTAACAGCGCGATTTGCCGACAATCGTCTGTACGGCGCTTAAAACCGGCCTGACGGCGATTTTAGACAGGCACGCGAAACCCTGATATGCGCCGCGCCATGAAAAAGCTGGAAACGAGCGAAGCGATCATCCTCGGGTTCGCCGTGCTGCTCCTGCTGCTGACCCTCGCCGCTTACAGCAGGACCGCGGAAACCGCGTCGATCTGCATGAACTGCCCGGCATAGGGCTGCGCGACCACGACCGGATGCTCGGGATCGTCGTCGGCCACGCTGACGTTGGTGTTGTTCTTGATCTCGCGGTTGTCGACCGACAGCGATTGCAGCGTGATCGTGGCGCCGACGTCGACGTCGACGATCAGCTCATAGTCGAGGGCCGTCTGGTCGAAATTGGTGAACGCGCCCTTGTTGAGATAGTAGGTCGCAGCCGGGCTCGAGATCACCAGCTTGTAGATATTGACGTTGGCCTGCTGCCCGGTCGCGTCCTTCTGGACGTTGGCCGAGATCGGGGTTCCGCCGGTGTAGGGATTGAGCTCGACGCAGCCGCGGATCCGGAACGTCGCTTCGATCGTCCGCCCCGCCGGTCCCGACACGTTGTAAACGTCGCTCGATCCGGCGCCGCAATTGTACACTGTAGAGCTGAAATCGCTAAGGCCGGGAAGCTGCCATGACAGGCCGCTGAAATCGGTCATGAACTCGGCCGTCAGCGGCGGGAACGGCAGCGGTTGGACGATCATGCGGTACGCACCAGGTGATCGGCGGCGAAGCCAACCACGTCGGCATAGGTGAGCTTGAGCCACGCACCGGCCTCGAGCGCCGCCGGCAGCGCCGTCGCCGCGAACGTGTCGGGGGCGGCCGCGGTCGACTTCTCGATCGTCCGCGTCGCGCTCCCGATCATCGCATTGCCCTGGCCGATCGTCATCGCGGCGATCGCCGGGATATAGCACACCGCGTCGTCGGTCAGGTTCGGCGCCCATTCCTGCAGGCCGATCAGGGTGATCGTGTCGCCGGCGTCGCTGACCACGATCTTCATATCGGTGCCCGCGACCAGCGCAGCGCCGATCGTGTCGCGCACGTCCTCGGCCGTCAGCCCGCCGCCGCCGCCACCGCCGCCGCCCGCCGCAACCGCGGCGGCAAGCGTCATCCTGCGGCTGTTGCCGTTCGTGTCGACGACGTGCACCAATTCGTCGCCGAGCGCGACATAGCCCTCGTCGAGATCCGGGATATGGTCGGCGCCGACGAGCTCTTTACTTGCCATTGTTCATTCCCCCTTTGGGCGGGCGGTCAGTACAGCGCGACGAGATCGGCGGCGGTCGTTCCCGCAGCGACGACGCGCGTCGTGCGGATCGGCAGCGTCGTCCCGCTCGCGACGTTCTTGAACGTCACCGACGCGCCGGCTTCGTTCTTGCACACCAGGTCGCCGCCGGTGCCGACGTAGAGGCCGCGCGTCTCGGCGACGTCGGTTTCGGTGGCGAGCGCAACGAACGCCCCGGAAGGTTCGGACAGCGACGTATGGCGCAGCTCGGCATAGGGATCGGTCAGTGGCATTGGAGATGTTCCTTTCAGGACTTGAGGTTTAGGCGAGCTCCCACCGATCAATGATCAGCTTGTCATTGGCGGTGACGCCGGCGGCCTGGACCGAGCCGCAATGCATGATCGGCCCGACGTGCGTCGGCGCAGCGCCGAGATAGGTCGCCTGCGCCTGGCTCGCGTAGGGGATCCAGCTCTCGCCGTTTCCGTCGACCGAATAATCGAAGAAGATCGTCCCGGTAGCCTGAACGTAGCGGATCCTGATCCCGATCGTATGGCGGTTGATTGTGCCGGAGTTTGTTGCGACGTCGGCGGAATAAGCGTCGAGCGTCCCGTTCACCACCCACGCGCCGAAGTTCCAGATGTTGAGCGCGCCCGCCTCGATAAGCTTGCTGTTGGCGTTGTTGAGGATCCCGATGCCGACGCCGAAGTTGCCGGTCAGGCCGTTGTTGAGCCTGGGCCGGATCCGCGACTTGAGCGTCCAATCCGCGGCCGAGTTGACCGCGACCGCGCCCATCTTGACCTTGCCCGCCGTGCCCAGGCGGTTCTCTCCGAAATCCATCACCAGCCCCTCGTCGGTGTCGGTGAAGGTCGGGTCGGCCGAGCCGGTCGCTTTCTTGACGGTGAAGATATTCGCCGCCGGCGGGATGAAATAGGGATCGGCGAGCTTGCGCAACGCCAGCTTGAGCGCGGAGGCGTTGGCGCCGGGGGCGGTGATATCGATCGACATTGGACTAGGCTCCGAGGGTTAGAGTGTTGGCGCCGAGGGTGAGGGTCTGCCCGCCGAGCGACAGCGCATTGCTCGGCGCTCCGCCGGTTCCGCCGCCGGCGGCGGCAGTCCCGCCGAGCGCGATCGCGATCCCGATCTGCATCGCCATGCTATTTGCCTCCCGCCGGCTGACCGGGCTTGTTCGGATCGACCGCCGCTTGGCGGCGGATCCACTTGATCAATTCGTCGAGCTGGATCCCTTGCTCGGTTGCGAGGAGCCTTTCGTCGATAGAAAGTCCGTCCTCGCCGGCGGCTTGAGCAGCGCCGCCGGCGGCAGCGGGAAGGCCGGGCACAGCCGTTGCTCCGCCACCGCCGGGATTGCTTGCGGCTTTAGCGAGCTCGCCGCGCAGGCGGTCAGCGACAGCGCGAGCAGCAGCAAGGCGGGTTTCGTAATCATCGGACGTCCTTTCGTTGATGAGGCGCTGCTCGCTTTGCACGCGGGCGGCGTTGGCCTGGTCGAGCTGGCGCGCGCGATCGGCGGCCGCGCGGTAATTGGCGACCGTCACCGCATGGGCCGTCTGCTCGGCATGGTAGAGCGCCTCGAACCGGTCGCTCTGCTTGCGCCAGTGGCGCGTCTCGCCTTGCTGGACGAGCAGCGCGATCGCCAGCGGGATCAGCAGCAGGCCGATGAACGGAGCTGCCTTCTTGTAGATCGCCAATGCGGCTTCCAGCGCAGCTTCCATCAGCTCACCCCTCCATCCCGGCGGCCGCGGCCGAGCCGGTAATCGTAATTGCCGTTGCTCCGGTCGATCAGCGGCCGCGGCTTGACCGTGACGCACAGCGGGAAATCGGTCGGTTCGGGCGCGATCGTCGACGTCGGCGAGATCTCGATCGTCGCCGTCGCCCGCTCGAATTGATGGAGGATCGACAGCCCGATCGCGACCAGGCCGAGCGCGATCAGGAGATATGCGCCGCCCAGCGCGAGAGCGAATTTCATCGGACGTCCTTTCCGCACAGCGCAGCTTCGCCTTCGCGGCGGCTCACCAGGCCATTGAGCAGGATCCTCTTGCCGGTGCGCCGATCGCGCGCCGTGACGTACCAGCCACGAAAGCCCGCGCAGGCGGCCGCGAGGTTGTCGGCACGCACCGCCGCCGCCATTCGGCTCTGGCAGACCGCGACCGGCCCGGCGTTATAGGAGGCGTCGAGGAACGCGCCGAAGGCGTTGACCCGATCGGAGCGCTCGAGCTGCGGGAGGCAGGCGAGGATCTTCGGCGCATAGTCCAGCGCCAGGCGCTTGCGCAGCAGGACCGAGCACTCGCTCCGCGTGTAGATCCGTGACGGGTCGACCTTCTCCGTCTCCCCGAAGCAATAGGTCGGGATGCCCGCCGGATCGGGCCGCGCCTTGGCGACCATGCCCTCGCGCGGCTCGGCGAAAGCGGCAGCGATCGCCACGGCGAGGCCGAGCAGCCCGCCGGCGACAACGCCGCCTTGCGCCGGAACCGCGCGGCGGTCAGTCATTGGGGCTCACCTTGGCGCGGCGCAGCGAATAGTGGACGAGGAAGCCGAGCACGAACAGCAGCGGGATCCCGACCATCGGCGGGAGCTTGTTGATCGCCCCGGTGATCACGCCCGGATATGCCTGGTTGACCACCACCGCCGCGCCGGCGAGCGAGATCAGGATCGCGTTCAGCGCCTGGACGAAACGCAGCCAGGCGCGCGTTCCGATATCGTGGATCCGACTAAGCAGCGGCGACATTGGCGCCCTCCTCCGTTCCGGGGATTGAGTGAAGCCCGGCGATGATCTGATCGAGATCCAGCGAAACCGCCGGCACCGTGGTTCGCAGCAGCTTCGCGGCCTTGAGCAGCGCGACGTTGCCTGGCTCGATCTTGGCGACGACGTGGAACATGACCAGCCCGAACTCGCGCCACGCGTCGAGCTCGACCTCGACGTGCGCCAGGCGGGCGGCGATGCGGCCATGACCGACGTCGAGCCGATCCACGAAAAACGGGATGAACCAGCGGAGGAACCGCAGCAGTCCGACGAACGCGATCGCGCCGGCGAGCAACGCCGTCGGCCGACCGTTAAGCAATACCAGCAAACTGCTCACTTACGCTTCCCCCCCAGGTGGCGCGCCTTCGCGTCCCCGTCGGGACGGCGCGCCCTGTTACATGGCCGCTAGCTCATTCGATGCCCGTCACCAGCAGATCCACCGACCCGCTGCCGACGATCACCCCGTCGCTCGCGCGGCGGATCTCGATCGTGATGTTGCACTCTTTCTCAGTGGTTGCGCCCGCGTAGCCCCAAGTCCACGCATCCGACAGCGGGAGCCAGGTTCCGAACGTGCCCGCCGGCGGGCGACCGCTGACCAGCGTCGCGCGGACCTGGTACAATCCCATTCCGACTTGCGGGTCGATCCACGCGGCGGCCTGGTCGGCTGCGCCGGCGGTATCGCGTTCATAAGTGAAACCGTCGAACGAGATCGTCCATTCCGCATATTGCGTGCCGTCGACCGAGGTTCCGACAAAGGTGATCGCGCCGTCGACGATCGCCGACGGAACGAAATGTGGCATGATCGAGCCAGCGCTCACGAAACACCCGGTCCGACGATCGTGAAATCGTCGTCGCCCCAGCGGTTGATCGTCGCCACCCCGCCGACCGCGATCGTCGCGTCGGCCGACGCGGTTGCGCCGTTGACGTGGAGGCTGACCCCGGCGCCGCGATGGATCGTGATCGCGGCCGAGCCATTGTTGCGCACGACGTGCGCCCAACCGTCGGCCAGCGCAGTCGTCGCTTCGGGATCGATCGTGATCGCGGCCGCTCCGCCGGTCCAGTTGGTCGACAGGCCGTTCATCGCGTTGGTGAAGGCGAACGCACCGGCATGGTCCGCCGGAACCACGCCGGCATAGGCCGGCGCGAGCGCGGTCGAGTTGATCGTGATATGGTCGCCGGCGTCGTCGTCGACCAGCGCGATCAGCGTCCCGGATTGAAGCGCTGTGCCGAGCGCGTCGCGCGCCTGTTCGTCGGTGTACGGCGTCACCGAGCAGCCGATCGTCAGCGTGCCGGCGGTATCGTCGTACGCCTTGGTGATCCCGGTTCCGTTGAGGATCATCCCGCCGACGATATCCTGCACGTCCTCGGTGGTCAGGCCCGACCCGCCCGAACCGGCGAACGCGCCGTCATAGGTTTGCTGGTCGCCCGACAGCATCACGCAATCGGGCAGATCGTCGAGCTGCGCGGCGGTAATCGTGATCAGGTTGCGGATCTCGTCGAGGGTGATATCGATCCCGGCGCCTTCGTTGAGGATATTGTAGATCGTCTGCGCCAGCACCGCCGGGTCAAGCATGGTGTTGTTGATCGTGATCGTCCCGCCTTCCTCGTCGACGTCGAAGTCGATCCCGGTTCCGGGGATCAGGGTCGCGAGGATGATCGCAACCACGTCGGCGCGGGTGATCAGGTCGCGGCGGATCTCCTGGATCTGCATTTCCAGGCGGTCGATTGCTTCCTGGTGGCTGCGCGCCGGGAAGTCGTCGGTCGGGTCATAGACGACGAGCTGGCTAAGCGCCGTGTTGCGGTCGATGCGCAGCGTCGCGCCGTCGATCCCGCCGTTGACCTTGGTGATCGATCCCAGCGCCGCAACCCCGTCGACCGCGCCGCCGGTGACGCTGTAGTGGGTCGGCTGCGCGAGCAGGATCTCGGTTCCGTCGACCAGGATCCGGGTGACGACGATCTCCGCCGCATCGAAGAACTTGAACGGGATCGAGTGAACGGTCGTAACGCCGTCCTCGACAATATCGTCGCGCGGCGGTTGCGCCGCGTAGGTGGCTACCGTCATTGATCCCCCCCAAGCCGGGGAGCCCGCTTCGGCGCCGTCGCGCCAGGCTCCCACCAGAAATCCTGTCCCTGCTTGCGCGCATTGCGCCGTGTAACACGCCAGCTCTCCCGATATTTCGGGTCGAGCTCCTCCTGCAATTGATCCGCTATTTCGCGTTCAAATGCAACGCGGGAGAACCACAGGCTAGAGCCCGGCGTTTCCTGGCGCAGCAGCGTCACCACGTCGCGCCCTGGCCGCGCCTTTCTGTCGCCGAACACGTAGCGGTTGGCGGTGCTGTAGCCGAGGTTGAACACGTTCTGCGCGGTGCCCGCCTGCGGCCCGGCGAGCGTTCCCGCGAAGCCGCCGCCGAAGCGGTTGGTGCCCGAATAGAAGAAGTCGCCGAAGATGCCGAAGCCGCCACCCTGCGCCATTGCCGCGCCGACGAACTTCGCCCGGTCCTGCGCGCCCTTGGGAAACGGCCGCCAATCCTTGCCCTTGGCGACTTCCTTCAATTCGAGCGCGGCCGCGCCGCCGAGCATGGTCAGCGCGACCAGCGCCGCGGCATAGCCCATCGTTCCCGGAAGGTTGCGATTGAGCATCCGGCGGCCGTGCATCAGAATGACCGAGATCCCGAACGTCTTGAACAGGAAGCCCGATCGCAGCAGCTCGCCGGTCCACGTCCCGCGCGGGAGGTTGCCGTTGATCATCGCTCGCGTCTCGAGGTCCGCCGTCGGCACCGCGAAATTGACTTCGGTGTGGATGAACTGCAGCAGCTTGTCGGCCGCTCCGCCCGCCGAACGGTCCTCGACGTTGTGCGGATAGATCCAGCCTGCCCCGGCGTGCACCTCGAGCGGCGCCTTGCGAATGACGTCCCAATGGTCCGGGGTGATGCCGTGGCGCTGGAACGCCCGCTGCAGCGCGCCGTCGAGCTCGCCGAAGCTCTTGTGGCTCTCGGCGGTCAAATGGCCGAGAATGTCCATCCCGAACGCCCAGCGGCCCGCCTGGGTGAACCATGACAGGCCCGAGGCGCGCAGCACCGCCTGGCTCATCCGCCGCGCGACTTCGCCGGTCATTTCCTCGTTGAGGTAGCGATAGCTGGCGCTCATCATGTGCGCCCATTCCTCGCCGATCAGGCCCGATCGCAGCGCCTTCATCCGGTCGCCGTCGGACAGCGGGTTCAATTGCTTGGCGTAGCTCCCGACCATGCGCCACATCGGGATCCCGTTGAACTTCCGGGTGATCGCCCCGAACGCCGGGTCGGTCGGCAGCGCCGAGAGCACCGCCGAGCCCAATTTGGCCGACGTCTGGACCGCGCGGAAGGTCGAGAAGCCGAGCGCGATCGCCTCGCTTTCCGGGCGGCGCAGCGCCCCGGTCACTTCGTCGTAGAGCCGCTGCAGCTTCGGCGCGTACTTGTCGGCCCGAGCGATCGCCTTGGTCCCCGGCGAAGCGTCGAGCTGCGCCGACTTGCGGATCGCGTCCTGGATCCAGCGCATGAACCCCGCCGGGTTGGGGCCGAGGATCTCCATCAGCGCGATATCGCGGCTCATGCCCTCGATATGGCCGACCATCGCCTCGAACGGATTGCCCTGCCCGAAGCGCTGGTTGTAGGCGAGCCAGGCGTCGCCGTCGGCGAAGTGCAGCACGCGGTGATCGGCGCGCTGGTTGGCGAGCATCTTGCCGCCGGCTGCGCCTTCGCTGACCTTGCTCCATCCGTCGGTGCGCAGCGTTTCCCACACGCCGCGCAGGAACGGCTCGAACGCTTCCGTCGTGAACGGCTCGCCGGTCAGGCGGTCGACGATCTTCGACCGGTCGAGCAGCGGCGTGATGAAGTCGCGCCACGCCTCGAACCCGGCGTCGCGGATCAGCCGCGCGTTGTGCATCTGCGGGAACCAGCCTTCGATCTTGCCGATCGCTCCGCCGGCGGCGTTGAAGCGCGATCGCAGCCACTCGGCCGCCTTGGTGAACGCCTCGCCGAGCTCGCGCGCGTTGGCATTGCCGGTCGACCCCGGCTTGTAGATCTCGCGCACCAGGTCGAACGCTTCGGCCTTGTTGCGGATATTGCCGATCAGGTTGTGGCGGAAGGTGTTGAGCACGTCGGCGACCATCGCGTGCGCCTGGCCCTTGACCGCCTTCCACCGCGCTTCGACCGTATCGCTGTGCCCGGCCTTCTCGTCGAACGAGAACAAGGCGACCGCGCCGCGCGGATCGACCGGCCCGGTGCCGGCGGGATCGCCGCCGTCATAGGTCCGCATCTTCAACAGCGCGACGTGGCGGCGCTGGATCTCGCGCACCGCATTGGCCTTCTTGTGCGCGGCCGCCGCCTCGAGCCGCTCGATCGTCCGCTGCGACGCCAGCGCCGCCGCGGTCGCGTCGTCGTGGGTGCGGCCGTAGAAGCGCTTGAGCTCGTCGTACAGCTCGCGCGCTTCCTTCGATCGGCCGATATCGAGCTCGCCCTTGCGCTCGAGATCCGGGAGGCAGCGGTCGAGGCTCATTGATCACCGTCAAGGGAGCGTGTTACACGACCAGCGCGGCCGTCGTAGCTCACCGGATAGAGCGCGGGTTTCCCTAGTGGACTGGTCTGTAGCGGGTTCGACTCCCGTCGGCGGCCGCACCCCATCACAGACAATCCTTCATGGCTTTGATCGCCTTGTCGTCGGCGTCCAATTCGTCGAGGAGCGAGCGGGCTTCGTCGTCGAGCTCGAGCCCGAGCTGGTCGCGGTCGAGCGATGGAGCCGCCTTTGTGGAGACGTCAGCTTTTAGATCATGCACCAGGCTTTCCGCCTGCTGCTTAACCGCCTTCCCGTCGGGGTCCGAAAAGCGCTCGGTGGCCTGCTCTAGCTCGAGTAGGCTCGGCTGCTCGCGATCTGCTTGTTCCTCGCGAACTGCCGGCTCCGCTTCGCCAGCACCGCCGAGGCGTCCGCCTCCATCAAATTCCCCACCGCTTCCATCATCGAGCTTTCGGAGATCGAGCCCCCGGACAGCATCGGCGAATTGTCGGGCGAGGGGTCCGAGCTGTCCGCCATTGGCGAGCGCGTCGGCGACGGGTCCGCCGCGGAACGCGAGCCGGTTGACGATCTCGACTGCCTGGGCATTGGCTTGTGCCTCCTCTGCGCTGCGCTCCGCGGCGATCGTCGATCCCGCCTTCTCGAGCGCGCCCTTGTTCTCGGCGGCGGTCTTGTGCACCAACCGCATTTTCCGCAATTCGGCAAGCCCTTTCTCGAGCAGCTTGGCGCGCTCGAGCATCAAGGAACTGGCGACGTCGCGCGCGCCGAACAATTCGTCCTGGACTTCATGGTGGAAGCCGGCGGCGATCCCCTGGCGGACAATGCTCTCGGCCTGCCCGCGCGTCGCCGGGTCGGTCTTGGCGAGAAGGTCGATCAGCGCGCCGTGCTGCTCGGGATTGTTCGGCAGCAAATGGCCGATCACCGCGGCGATATCGGGCGCCACCACCCCGTTATAGACTGCGCCGAACGCGTCGTCGCTCAATCGCGCCAGCGCGCCGGCGTCGCGGACCAGCGCCGACCTGGGCGGAAGCCGCTTGAGCAGCGCCTCCATGTCGGCGCCGCGAACCACCTTGGCCGCGTCGATCGCGCTGCCCGTGCCTTCGGCGACGTTCTTCAACGCCGCGAGCGTGCGCGCTTCCTCGGCGCTCACCCCGTCGGCCGCGCGGAAGATCATCGCATCGACCGGCGTATCGGCGCCGATCCGCTTGGCGAGCCCGACGCGCTGGTGCCCGTCGGCGACGAACAGCTTGCCGGCTTCGTCCTCCCACAGCATCACCCGCCCGGCCAGCGCCGGATCCCATTCGCTGACGCCCTTGAGGCGGTCGGTGACGCCGGAAGCGTCGCCGCCGCTCTTGAACTGGAAGCGGTCGGCGTCGACGAGGATCCGCCCGGCGTCGACGCGGGTCGAATAGAGGTTGACCGGGGATCCATCGAGCCGCCGGGTCGCCCCGATCACACTGTCGTCGAGCTGCAGCGCCTCGGCGCGGAGCTGCGCCACGCGCGGATCGTCGCCGCCGGCGTCGAGGGTCGAGGCATAACCCGGCTTCGCCCCGACCGACGGCACCGCAGCGCCCATCCTGGCGTGCGCCCAGGCGATCGTCTCCGACGCCGACTTGCCCTTGAGGAACGGGTTGGCGTGCAGCACGGCTTCGGGCAGCACGCGCTCGATCGGCGTGTCGGCGGCGGCCTTGAACACCTTGGCCGCGTCGCCCTGCCCAAGGAAATGCTCGAGGTAGAGATTGCCGTCGTTGACCGCCTCGCCGATCGACGCCAGGTGCGCGGCATTGTCACGCGTCAGCGCGGCCATGATCTTTTCCTGGGTCGCCGGATCGTTCTTGACCGCCTTCGCCGGGTGCGCGCCCGGGTCGCTTCCGAACAGCCGTTGGTAATAGCTGCGGAACGTACCGTCGGTGATCTGAAACCGCCCGTCGGCCGAGGAGAGCGGATTGTCGGCCGCGTCGTTGCCGCTGCTTTCGACGTGGCGGCTTTTCGCGATGTAGCGGTCGATCGCTTCATCCGGCAATTGCGGCCGCGGAGCGGTGGACGCGCCCCGCGGCCGCGCCGGGATCGGTGCTGAACGATCCGCCCCGGCTGTCTCATTCAGCGATCGCGCATCGCCGGATCCGTCTATGGCGGAATCGCGCATAGTCGTTCCCGGCTGTGCGGGATCTCGGCCGATATAGTCATTAGCGGCTATAGGATCCGCGCCGTCCTCGATTTGCTTGAGCGCGGCGGCCAAGCCCTGTTCGTGGGTGCCGTCGCCGGCGGGACCGGGCTGATAGGGCGAGCTTTCGCTCACCTCCTGCGCGCGCTCGATCACATGGCCGGCGGCGGCTTCGTCCGGGCTCATTTTGTCGGCGCCGATCACTTCGCGGCTGACGTCGGCCAGCTCGCGGTTGTCGAGCTCCCCGAACACGTCATTGAGCGTGTCGCCCTCGGCGATGCGCTTGCCCCACTTGGGCACGACGCCGGCGCCCCATTTTTCCTTCAACCGCTGCGGCAGCGCCGCGAAGATCTTGTAGGCCCGGCTGTTGGCAAGATCGACGTTGCCGACGAACCGGCTCGCCGCCTTTCCGCCCAGGTGAAGCCCGGTGCCAAGCACCGCCCCGCCGACCGCCGCCGTGGCGCTGTTGGTCAACGCTTCGCCGGCGGTCAGATGCTCGCCGAGCTCGTCGCGGTTGTGCGCGACGATCGGCTGCTGCGCGAGCTCGAGCATCCCGTTGACCAGCGCCTCGCGCGCCGCGATCCCGAGCAAGGTCTTGCCGCCGCCGCCGAGCGGCAGCGTCAGGATATTGAGCGGATCGTGGAACGTGCCGACCGCGCCGCCGCCGAGCTGCGCGGCGAAGCCGCTGATCCCGCCGGGGCCGCTCGCCAGCGTCGCCTGGTCGGCCGCGCGGCGCGCCTTCTGCCGCTCGAGGAAATATTTGTGCAGCCCGTCGACCGTATCCGGCACGCCGGGCAGGAACTTGGGATCGGCCGCGCGGCGCTTGCGGATCTGCTCGGCGACCAGATATTCCTGCAGCGCACGGTCGGCCATGTAGCTGTTGCCGAACGTGGTTGAGCCGCGCCTGGCGGCGGTTGCGAGCTGCGACAGGCGATCGCCGGCATTGCCGAACCGGGCGACGCCGGCGGCGTCGAGATCGCCGAACTCCGCCGGGTTCTCGCTGGTCGGAAGGCCGAGCGCTTCGATGATCGGTGCATAGCCCTCGGCGATGCGATGATCGTCGGCGACGCTGCTATCGTCCTGCGCGAGCTGGCTCGAGGCGTGGAACACGTCGCCGAGGCTCGCCGGATCCTCGATCGGCGCAGCCGTCGGCCGCACCGGCTTGAGATCGGGCACCGCCTCGATCGTGTCGGCGATCGTGCCCTGACCGGGCGCGATCGCACCGGGCTTGTACAGCCCCGCCCGTGCGGCGTGCAGCGCGCGATCGGGATCGGTCGCCATTAGTGCCCCAACTGCCGGATATCGAACTGCCAGGGCTGGCCGTGCGCGTCGACGACGTGCCCGCCGTCTGGACCGACCAGGCGATAGAGGCCGGGGTTGACCGTCTCGAGCTGATAGTCGCGCAAATGCCCGATCTGCGCCTTGCTCATTTTGACCAGCTTGCCGTCGCCGCCCATGTAGAACGGCGCTCCGCCCGCGGCGTGGCTCCATTCGGCCTCGCCGGCGCGGCTCAAGCGGCGCTGAAACTCGCTCCGCGTCATTGCCGGCGGGAGCCAGGTCATGCGCCCGTTCCAGCTCGCGAACCCGCCCGGCGAGTTGCCTGCGCCGTAATAGGTTCCGGCGAGCCCGCCGGCGCGCTGCAGGCCGATGCGGAAATATTCGGCGAGCTCGTCGCCGGTCAGCGACGGCTTGCCCTGCTGCGCCGCCATTCCGGCGGCGATCGAGCGTGCAGCGTCCTTCACCGCCGGCTGCATCTCCGCCGGCACCGCCGCCTGGAATTGCTGCCATACCTGATCGATCGCCTCGGCGTCCTCGGGCTCGAGCCCGAACTTGACCGTTCCGCCTTTGACCGCTTCGGACCCGACCGCATATTGCTGCGCGAACACCGGGGCCAGGCCGACCATCAATTGCAGCGACTTGTTGGGATCGACCTGGCGCGCGATCGCCGATCCGGCGCTGCCAGCGCCGACCAGGCCGCGGATCTCCGATGCGACTTGCAGCCGCCCGGCGGTGCCCTGCCCGGCGCGGTCGCGCAGATCCTTGACTTCATCGTTGTTGAGGTAGGGGACGTTCACCAGCCCGGCGCTTTTCGCATAGGCGCGTGCCCATGTTACACGCCGTTCGATCGAGGCCGGATCCGCCGGGTTGAGCTCGGGCGCAGGCGAGCCTGCGGCGGCCGCCGCTGCGAACGGGTCTGCGTTGAAGCGGGAGATCGCCGCCGGCGCCGCGGCCTCGAGCAGCTTCAACCGCACGTTCTCGGCCTGGCTGCGCTTGTCGCCCTTCGCCTCGAGCGCGTTGATCTCGCTGTGCCATTGCTCGGGCTGCCAGGTCCGCGTCTCGCGGTTGATCAGCGTCTTTTCCTTCCACACGCCGAGATCCCACGCCTTGTCGTCGAGCTTGTACTTGCTGATCAGCCCCTCGATCTGGCTCGTCTCGGCGTCGCCCGGCACGTAGCCGTCGGGCAGCTTGCCCATGAAGGTGTTGACCGTCTCGCGCGCCTGCGCTTCCTCGCGCGACTTCTGCGCCCGGTCCTCGGCCGCGAGCCGGCGGATCTCGACCAGCCCGCCCGAGCGCAGCGTCGCGACGTCGTTCGGCTGCAGATATTGGTTGAACAGCCCCTTATCGAGCGCTGCGACCAGCGTATGCGGATCCTTGTCCTGCATCGCGTTCGCCCAACCGAGCACGATCTTGCGCTGGCCGTCCTTGATCAGTCCGTCCTGGACGTCGGCGCCGACCGCCAGGTGGCGGGCCGTCGTCTCGACCGTTTTCAGCGACACGTCGAGGCCGATCGCGTCGGGGCTCGCCGCCTGCCCGGAGCCGAGCGTGTCGACCATGTCGCTGAAATCACTGGTCAGCTTGTCGACCCGCTGGCCCGCTTCCCAGCCATATTCGCGGCCGCCGATATGCTCCTTCAATTCCGCGTAGCGCTGGGTGAACGCCTGGCGCAGCTTCTTGTCGCGGATCGAGCCGAGCGCTGCGTCGGCCTGGCGGTCGAACTCGGCCGTCACCGCCTGGTAGTGGCCGGCGCCGCCCGGCGCCGCCTGCTCGCGGGCATCGATCGAATATTTGTCCATCGCCGCCGAGACTTGCGCGAGCTGGACCCCGGCGGCCGCGGTCTGGTTGTCGCGGTCCTGCTCTTTCAGCGCGTGGATCGTCCGGTCGACCGCGTCGCCCGCGCGCTCGACCCCGGCTGCGACCGGCGCCGCCAGCCCCTCCGCAGGCATGAACGGCAGCGGCGTCGCATTGGGTGCAAGCTGGCTCTGGTACGGCTCGGCCATTTTTACTGCCCCGTCCCGCCGACGTCGGCGCTCAATGCCTCGGCGCCGCCGATGTCGCCTGCGCCGGCGCCGCCGAACGCGGCCTTGGCGACGTCCTCGGCGATCGATGCCGCACCGCTGATCAATCCGCCGATCATCGCCGCATGGCCCTGCGCCTTGGCCATGTTGCCCTGCAGGCGGTCGCTCGTCGCGGCGCTGTCGGCGTTGAAGTGCGACGTCAGGAGATCGAGCTCGCGGTTGGTCGCGCTTTCACGCAGCGCGTCGAGCGCCGATCCGCTCCCAACCTGGAAGCCGCTCGCGCCCTGCTCATTGATCTGCCGGCCTTGCGCGAGCCGAGCGGCGAGCCGGATCCGCTCGCGCTCCATCACCCCTTGCGCCTGGCGCTGCTGCGCGCTGCGATAGGCGATCTTCTTGTTGTACTTGCCGGCGGCGTTGGCCTGCAGCCCGCCGAGGATCATTCCGGCGCCCTTCATGGGTTTTTCCTCTCGAACAGGGTGTAGGTCTTGCCGCCAGCGCCCATGAACGACCGGTTGGCGACCAGTCCGACCAGGCTCGCCCACACGCGCGCGGACGTATTGGCAGTTTCGACGACGGCGACGATCCGCACGAACCGCGCATCGGCGATGGTGCGCTTGACGAACCGGGTGAGCGCGAGGTGATCGGCGCCGACGTCGCGGCCGAGCGTCACCCACGCGATCGCTTCGCCCGACCCGGCCATGAACAATTCGCGGAACCCCCCGATCGCCACGATCCGCGCTCCGCGACACCCGGTCCACGCCGTTTCGGCGGCGAGCTCCTCGCCTTCCTCGAGCGTGTAACACGGGTGCTCGATGCCCAGCTCGAGCTGTTGCGACGGCTGCATTTCGAGCAGCACCGCGTCGCCGGCTAGCATCCGCCGGAATTGCAGCGCCTCGCTCACCGCTGCAACTCCTCGACGTCATAGGTCGGGACCAGCATCGATATCATGCACGGGAACGCGTCGTCGCTGACCAGCTCGAAATCGAGCTCATAGGCGGATCCTCCGCCGACGCCGATATTGTCGCTGTCGCCGTTGCGTCGCGGCGGCGCCGTGTCCATCTGCGTATCCAGCGGGCGGTCGAAGAACCGTTCCTCGTCGCGGCCGTTGGAGAAGATCAGGCTCACCGTGTCGATCACTCGCGCGAACAGCCGCACCGCGCGCTTGCGCAGCCCTTGCAGCGTCGGCGCGCCGCGCATTTCCGGGCGCAGCAATTTGATCCGCGCCGCATAGCCGAGCCCGATCGTGACCTTGCTCGCCGGCTTGCGAAGCGTGATCGATCCGTCGGTGACGGTTCCGCTCTCCTGGTGGCCGTCGGCGAGGATCCGGACTTCGCGGCCCTCGAGGTGCGCCAGGCCGGTGCTGAACGTCTGTTGCGGAGCGCCCGAATAGCTCACGGCATAATCGACGAAACAGGCGTCGGCGAGCTCCGTCCCGGCGTCCTCGTCCCACCATTCGGCGAGCTTGAGGATGCACTTCTGCCCGTCGAGATCGGCGAGCATCCACAATTCGTCGCTGGATCCGTCCTCGCTCGGGATCGCGACCCCGCACAGCGCCGTCCCGGCGGCGAGCTCGCGCCGGGCGAAGCCCTTGATCTCCTGTTCCGGGTTGTGCGGATGAACGATCAGCGAGCCGTCGCCGCGGCCGCCCCACACCAGGGTTTCCGGCTCGGCCTGATAGGCAAGCCAGGCGATCCCCGACCGTGTAACATGGCGCGCGTAGATATTGGCGTCGGCGCCGACGAACCGGTCCTGCCCGAAATCGAACGCAGCATCGCGGATCTTGCGGCCGCCGCGCTGGACGAACAGCAGGCCGGTGCCGAGCGCGCACGGCCACACTTCCGCCGATCCGTAGGAGGATTGCGCGTCGGCCCGGATATTGTCGCCCGACAGGCCCGCCGCAGCATTGATCGGGCTGACCACCAGCTCGCCCGACGCCGATCCGGCGAGCATGTAATTCTTATCGACGTGGAGCCACATCGGCGGGTCGGCGACGTCCATCCGCCGGCGGAAGCCCTGATCGTCGGCGAAGATCCCGCTGTCGTCGATCGGCGCGAAATCGAAATAGGATCCAGTGACCGATCCGGCGATATCGACCCCGCGCCAGAAGATCAGGCGCTGGTTCCACGCGGCGACGAGCTGCGGCCAACCGGCGGCGTCGGAAAAGGCTCCGACCGCCCATTTGTAGGTTTCCTCGGTTTGGCTGATGATCGGCAGTCGCCGCGTCACCTTGATCTTGATCTGCGACGTGCTGACGACTTCGGTGATCGTGCCTGCGCCGAAGCGGTCGTGGATATATTTCCACTTGACCCCGGCGCGATCGTTGTCGGTGCCGACAATGACGTCGCCCGATCCGTCCCATTCCTCGCCCTCGGTATGGACCGGCTCGCGCGTTCCGGTGAAGCGGTTGCCGGTGCCCGATCCGGTGCGCGCCGTGCACATATAGACCTTGCCGGCGTTGCGCCGCAGCGACGTGTTTTCGATCAGATCGTCGGAGCGGACTTGCGGCTCCCACGCGTGGACGTCGGAGAAGCTGTGCACCTCGAAGATGAACGGCGTCCCGACCAGCCCGGAAGCGGTGAAGATCGCAGCGCCGGCGGTGATCGTCGCCAGGCCGCCGATCTCGCCATTGCCCGACCAGGTGACGTTCTTCGACTTGTCGGTGTTGAAATCCTGGTATGGCCCGTTGATCAGCGGGATCACTTCATAGGTGAATGTCTCGGCGCCGGTGCGGGTGATCATCGCCGGCGGGTGCTCGGGGTGGGTGAGATAGAGCCGGTCGAAGCTCTGCCACACGGCGACCCGCGGCCACTCGGCGGCGCTGTACGGAACCGCGAGCTCGAACGGCACGCCGGGGCTCGTCTCGATCCGCCCGCCGTTGGTGTAGAAGCGGACATATTGCTCGCCGAGCTCGAACACATACGCCTGGGTGACGTTGAACACGAACCGCACCAGCCACTCGGCCGTCGCGTGCGCGTCCTTGACGTAGCGGAAGCCTGGGCACTTCATCGCCGGCCCCTCGATCGCCGGAACGAAATTGAGCATCTGCGCGACGGCTTTGTCGTACACTCCGCCAAGGTCGGAGCGGCCTTCCATGCGCCGCGAGATCTCGCCGGCGTTGAACGAGAAGATCGGGGTGCGCAGTCTCAACAATCGACCCCTGGGATCCGCGGCGTGCCGCTGATCCGCGCGCGCGACCAGGGCGTCGCCGCATTACCCTTGGGCGCCTTCATCCGGTTGTTCGCCCGGCGGGCGCGCGACAGCGCCGCTTCCGACGCATTGAACGCGCGATCCTTGCGCGCCTTGTCGGCCGCCAGCGGGTCGCTGATCTGCCACGCCAGGCGGAACGCGAAGGCTTCGCAGAACAACGGCGGCCAGCGCGCCGGATCGGCGAACTCGGCGCGGTTGGCGACGTAGCGGATCGTGATCGGCCCGTCCTCGTCGGCCAGCAGCTCGGTTCCGTTGGGGCCGCCCTCGATCGAGAACTCGTCGTTGTCGTCGTTGAGATCGGGATCGAGCACTTCGCCGAAGCGCACCAGGTCGGCGGGCAGCGGGAAGGCGTTGCGCTCGAGCGCGATCGGAAAGTCGGGATTGACCGCCCGCTTGACCAGCGCCCGCGTCAGCGACGCGAAGCCCCAATTGGCTTCGCCGAGCACGAACTCGAAGGTTGGGGTCCAGGCGGTGCGGATGATGCGCGCTGCGCGGCTGTTCTCGTCGGGCGAGCTGATCCGATCGTCCTCGCCGATATGCTGCAATGCGAGGTTGCTTAGGCTAACCCGGTCCGCCATTTGCGCCTGTCCCCAGCGGAGCCGTCGCCCCGGTTGCGCGTGAGAGAGAATTGAGGCGGCCGATCCGGCGGTAGCGCGGGGCGGCCGCCCCAACCTTTGGGGCGCCCGGCGGTCAATTCAGGGAGAACTCCCCGCCGGGCGCCGGATCTTAGTTGAGCGTGTAAACCGTCTCGACGACGAGCTTCTCGCCGCCGTTGACCATTGCCGCGACCGCGGTGGTCAGGAACGGCTGCTCGTCGGCCGCGAGCTCGGCCGACAGGAACGCAGTCTTGCGCACCGTTTCCGGCGTCTCGACCGCGGTGATCACCGCCGCCGCCCGGTACTTGCCGGTGTTGCCGGCGATGCCGAGCGCGAACGTCGCCGCCGCACCCATCGTCGCCGATGCGGTGATGATGAAGTGCACGCCTCGCGCGCCCTTCGGGATCTTCGGCAGCATCAGCCGCGATCCCGCGGCTGCGCCGCCGACGCCAGATGCGTCGCAGACGAAGGTCGAAACCGTGCGGCGGACCTTGGCGCCGACCGCGTTCATCGAGCGCTTGACCGCCGGGCTCGCCGGTGCCGGTGCCTCGACCGAATAGAAATCAGCCATTTTCTTCTCCCTCCCCGCTTAAGGCCGCGGGCGCCCTGAAATCGAAAGTCCTTCGGGTAAGAGCCGGTCGGTTTGACCCGACCGGCTCACCCCCCCCAGGGTTACTGCTGGACCCGGATTGCGCCGACGCGGGCCTGGTCGGTTCTCGAGTAGGCGCGAACCTGGCTCGAATAGACCTGGGCCGAGAAGTGCTTGCCGGGCAGCTTGTCGACGCTGGTGAACAGATCCTGCCACGTCGCCTCGAGCATCCCGTCGCCGGTCCACGCCGGAAGGTCGCGCTGCGATCCGCCGGCGTCGGTCAGGTCGATGCCGTCATATTCCTCCCACAGCAGCGGGTTGGACAGCTCGATCTCGACGAACTCGAAGCCCGCGAGCCCGGTCAGGAACTTGCCGTCCTCGGACCACTTGGGCTTGAGCGCCGTCAGGAAGTCGCTGTTCTGCACCTGGGCGTCGCTGGTGATCTGCTCGACCGAAATGCTGTCGACGGCGAGGTAGATCGGCTGATTGAGGTTGACGAACCGCCCGGCGAACGTCTGCCGAAGGTGGCGGAGCTTCCGCACCGTCAGTCCGAGCGCAACCGCGCCGCCGGCACCGTCGTAGGTGACTGCGATCCGGTTGGCCGCCGGGAACGCATTGTTCACGGTGCCCGACTTGCCGGTGATCATGTTGCCGAAGAAGCCCTGCAGGAACGAGGCGTCGCGGGCGCGCTGGTATGCGCCGGCGTGGCGCATGGTTTCCCCGCCCTCGAGGTCGCACAGGGTGGCGAGCTCGTCCTCCTTGTCGACCAGGGTCGCAAGATAGTCCATTTCGGGCTTGACGATCCACACGCCGTCATAGCCGGTGGTATCGTGCTCGACGTCGCCGTTGCGCGTCTTCTTCTTCTTCATTGAGGCGTTCGAGATAAGGTTGTCGAACTTCTCTTTCTCGTTGCCCTTGGCGTTGCGCTTCACCGTGCGATCGGCGAGCAGCGCCTTCTGCTGGTTGAGCTCGAGCCGCATGTTGGCGTCGAACGCCGTCATTGCGGTGGTGGTCGGATCTCCAGTAACGGTCATTGTGCCGGTCCCCCCGGTTGGGATCCGTCTCGTCGCGTCGCGCTTTGTTGCTTGGCGCCGATCGGGATCCATGAATGGAAAAGCCGACCGGCTAGGCGATCAAATGATCGGGCCGTTCTACCGTTTGCGGCACGGTTCGCCGGGTGATCTCCCCCACCAGGGCCGGGGCGGCATTTTGCGCCGCTAGGCCGGTTCGTTCCTATCCCCCCAAAGGAAAGAACGGGGCCGAAAATCTCGCGATCTCGGCCCCGTGTCAAGCACCATGTTACACGGCCGCGATTTATTTCTTCGCCAGGCTCCGGAAATGCGACACGGCGGCGATCGTCCGGTCGTACTTCGCCTTGAACGCCGGGTCGAACTTGGGATCGCCCTTGCGCAGCCGCGGGCCGCTCGCCGGATCGTCGGTGATCGCCTTCAAGGCGGCTTCCGAGCTCGCCAGGTCGGCGAGGCCGAACTGCTGCGCCCCGCCGTCGCCGTCCCCAAAGAAATCCTCGCCCATCATCCCGCCGAGCCTGACGAGCAGATCCATCGTTTTCGCGACGCCATAGCCTTTCTGGATCGCGCCGATATCGGCCTTGTTGAGCCCGAGCGCCTTGGCCGCCCGCGCGAACTCACCCTTGCGCTCGTTTGCCGCCGGTCCCCATTCCTTGAGCTTGGCGTCGCGTTCCTCGTTGTTCGCGCTCGCCGCCGCCTGCGCTTCCTCGGCCTGGTGCGCGATGAACGCCGCCGCGAGATCGTTGAACGCGGCCGCCGGCACGTTGCGTTCGTGCGCCGCCTTGGCCAGCCCCTTGATCAGCCCCTCGTCGAGCTCGGCGCCGGCGGGCGCGTCGTCGGGCAGCTTGATCTCATAGCCGTCCGGGGTTTCGGGAACGCCCATCGCCTCGCGGAACGCCTTGATCTCCTCGGGCTTGGCGTTCTCGCCGGGGATCTTGACTCGGCCGCTTTCGCGCAGCGCTTTCTGGTTGTCGCGCGCGACCTTGACCAGGCTGTCGAGATCCTTGACCTTGGTCCCCTTGAGCCAGTCGAGGTTCGAGCTTTCCTCGCCCTCGCCGGGCTCGGCCTTGACCCCGGTCGCCCAGGAGAAATCGAGCGCCGGGTCGGCTGCTGGATCCGCCGCAGGATCCGCTGCAGGGTCCGCCGCCGGATCGGCCGCTGGATCCGCCGCAGGATCCTCGAGCAGGCTGTCGAGCGGCCCGCCGCCACCGCCACCGTCGCCGTCGGCCGCCTTGAACCGCCCGCTCGCCGCTCCAATCATGCTGATCGCGGCCGTCGCCGTCAGCAATCCCCCCAGGTTAGTCCGCATTGTCCACCTCCACTAAACGCGCGACCTCGATCGGGCCGAGCTCCAACAAATTGATCAGCCGCAGCACGATCTCGCGCCGCCCCTCGAACCGGATCACGTCCTCGGGCATGATCCGCCCGTCACGATCGCGCTTGATCGCCGAGCCGAACAGCTCGGACGTCTTGAGATTGTCGGCGAGTAGCAACCTAGCTTCGGGCCGCAGCGTCTTGCCGTCCTCCTCGAAATAGAGCGCCTTGGCGGCGACCGAGAGCCGCGCCTCGCGCCGCGCCCTGGCAGTCAGCGCGCCGAGCGCTCGACCGCGCTCCTGCAGCGACTTGGGGTGCTGCATCTAAAGCCTCGATCCCGACAGGCCGCCCATTACATTCCCCCGCCGGCGGCGAGGTTCGCCGCGATCTCATTGGCCCCGGCGAGATCCTTCGCCGCGCCGGCGGCCGCCGGCAGCACTTGCGTCATTTGCGCCGCGGCTTCCTTGTCGGCGCGGTCCTGCTGGATCTGCGCCACTTCCTCGTCGGAGCGGATCAGCTCGGGCCGCACGCCGAGCACTTCGGCGACGGCTGCAACGCCGTCGGCGATCTTGAGCCGGTCGAGCGCCTCGGGCGAGCCGGCGGCCGCCGCCTGGACCCCGATCTCGAGCGCTCGGGTGAAGCCGCTGACTTCCTCGGCGCGCGCCATGCGCGACAGCGGGTTGGTCATTCGGATCTTGGGCTTGGCGCCAGCTTCCTGGACTTCGGGCGGCGGCGCCGGGATGATCCCGGCGCGCATCATGATCTCGAGCTCGCGCTCGATCATCGGGCCGAGCTTCTCCGTCTCGCGGCGCCCGGCGAACGGCGCGATCAGCACGCCTTCCTTGTTCAACTGCTCGACCACCTGGGTTGCGGTCATGCGATCCGACGGGTCGGTGATCAGCCGGTAGAACTCTTCCAGGAACGCCGAGGCGATCACGCTCCGCTCCTCGGCCTGGATCTCGCGCCCGACCGGGATCTGCGCGCCAGTGTAGAGCGGCTTGACCATTTCCCGGCCCTGATCGTCGAGGCCGCCCGGCGTCAGGCCGCCGGGGCGGGTGATCACCTTGGTAATGTCGCTGTCGTCGGCGAACAGCAGCGGCGGATCCACCGCCTTGTTGCCGGCGTCGAGGATCGTCCGCGCGATCGCGTTGACGCCCTTGGTCGTGGCGAGAACTTCCATCGCCGGCGAGCGGCCCCACGGGTCGCCTGGGCTGGTGTCGGCGCGGCTGACCGCGATCGGCATCGAATAATAGCCCGACCGGCGGATCGCGTGCTTTTCGTCGACCTCGATATAGAGGCTCTCGATCGGCTTGCCCTTGGGGCCGAGATAGCCCGGCTCATATTCCGCGTTCGGCCGCACGACGTGGAGGATCTGGATCTCTTCGTGGCGCTTCTTGGGATCCTCGACTGCGGCCATGCAGCGATCGGACAATTGCCCGCCGCCCTTCTCGACTTCGCGGTAGGCGTTGAGGATCGTCGTCGTATAGAGCCGGTGGACCCGCCCGACCTGGCCGCAATAATCCTCGTCGATGTAGAGCTCGCTAAGGTGCGGGGTCTTGTAGAACAGCCCCTCGCCGGCCTTCTCGCCGATCCACAAGCCCGACGTGCCGTATTTGCCTTCCTGCTTGATATCGCCGTAGCTCTGCGCGACGAACCCGGTCTTGGACGCGTAGCGGGCAATGAACAGCCGGTCGGCCGCCATTGCGCACCAGCGCTGGACGTTGCGGTTCTTCATCAATTCGGGGTTGTCGAACTCGACGCCGTGCCAGCGCTTTTGCCGCGGGATCGTCAGGCCGGCGATCGTCGACGTGTAGCGCTTCAATCCCTTGATCGCCGAGACGTCGTACAGGTCGGCCATATCGCCCATCGGGATCGCCGACGACTTGAGGAACCCGCCGCTGCCGAACGGGTCGACGAACCGGTCGATTTCGCGGAACGTGCTTTCGTAGGGCGAACGCTTCGCCGCGAGCCGGTCCTGGTCGGCCAAGATCAACTGGATTGTGTCGGTTGAAAGCGCTGTCGCGGCCGCCGCGCCAAGGTCGACCCTGCCCGAATATGCATCCATGTTACACGCTCCCCCTTCCGACTATCGGCGGCGGCGCTGCCCCCAACGCCGCCGCCACCCCCACGCGACGAAACCTAGTTTCCGAACGTGAACTGATGCGAGAACTGGTACTGCTCGCCCGGCGCGATCTGCATCGGCCGATCGAACGCGCAGAAATCCGCCTGCACCCCGTCGACGAGCAGCGCCGCCCCGGCGATCTCGCGCCCGCCTTCCGGGCCGACCAGCAGGATCGGCCTGTTGAGCAGATAATTGTGCCCGCGCCGCACCAGGTCGCCGCGGACGAGCACCGTCGGCTGAGACTCGACCAGCTCCTGCGACCCGTCGGACAGCACCACTTCGATCAGATGCTCCTCGGCGAGGAAGCCGCGGATCTCTTCGACGCTCGCCGAGCCATAGGTCGGCCCGCACTCAACCGGTTCGCGCGACGCCGGCGCCTCGGGATCGCCGCCAGCGCCGCCCCGCGACAGCAGCCGCTTGAGGAAGCCGGGGCGCTTGCCCTCGTCGCCGATCTGGTCGATCGCCTGCTCGAGCTGCGCGATCTGCTCCTGCGCGCCCGCAAGCGCCTTTTCGGCCGCTTCGGCGCGCGCGATCGCCGCGATCTCGCCGCTGGTCGCGTCGCTGTCGGCCGCCGCCTTGAGCACCCGGCACACGCCGGCGAACACGTCCTCGCCGGGGTCGAGATCGTGGCCGCCTTCGACGAACGCCTCGGCCAGCCCGAGCATGATCTCGCGCGCACGCCCGATGATCGCGATCGCCTGCTCGACCGGATCCAGCCCTTCGCCGAGATCGATCCCATATTCCGCGACGGCAGTCGCGATCTTTTCGATCCGGTCGAGTTGGACGTCGGGCAAGTCCGCGACCGTGTTGAGGATCCTGATCTGGCAATCGATCAAATCCTCGTTGCTGTTCGGGGCGATCTCGACGTTGCCCCCATAGCGTTCAACGATTTTGGTCGTTGCAGTGATCAACGGCTCGACCCGGCTCTCGAGAAACGCAAGCCGCGTGTTGTTGTCGTCGCCCTGCGGAGCTGGCGCGTGTCCTTGCTGATCGCCCGCATGTGCTTTGTTCTTGGCCATGTCCACTTCCTCCCTGTTTGAACCTTTTATCCGAGCAGCGTTGCAGCGCCGGATCCGGCTTCGGCGCCTTTCGGCCCGGTGATCTGGTCGGCCGCGCTGCCCTTGCGCCGGCGGAGCTGATCTTCCCGCGCGGCGAGATCCGCCGCGTCGTCGCGGGTCGGCATCGGCGTTGGCCCCGGAACGTGCGGCGTCTTGAGCCCGAAAAGTTTCATGCCTGCCTCCCCGAAAAGCGGTCGTAGGATCCCTCGACCTTGACCTCGCGGCGGCCGCTCGAGCTTGCCCGAGCGCCGGGATGCCCGCTCCCGCCGTCATTGTCGTTGACGCCCCGTTTTTCGTCGACGCAGCCATATTGCAGCGCGTCCTGGACGTGCGAATAGTCGTTCTTGGCGGGCGCATCCTGGAAGCGGCCGAAGCCGCCCTGCATCTGGATGCGCTGGATCACGTACATACCCTTGAAGCCGCGGCGCAGCACCTTGCACCGCGTCGGGCACAGGATGAACGCCGGCTCGCCGCCCTCGACCAGCTTGAGCATCGGCTCGCGCACCGACTGCAGCCGCTCGTCGAGCCGGTTGTTGGCGACTTGCGACTTCTTCACTCGCATATCCGGGCCGAGCTCCTCGCGCAGCCCTTTCTGGAAATTCTGTCGCCAGCTCGGATCGGCGCCCATCGCGCCTTCGCCGGCGGCGGAAGCCGGATCGACCCGCACGATCGGGAACACGGTCGCGCCTGGGAACTCGTCGCGGACGTAGCGGCCGACCAGCTTCCCGAACGCGGTCGCGCCCATCTGCTGCAGCTCGTCGTCCTCGTTTTCGGCGAACGCCACCACTTCGCCGAGTACGCGGATCTGCCCGCGATGATCGCGCTGGCGGACCACCGCCGCCGGCGTCGTTCCGGCGTCGGCCGAGATCTTGAGCGGCACGCCCGGCAGCGGCTCGATCGTGTCGCGGGCGCAATGCACTTCGTCGTTATACTCGGTGAACACGACCTGGCCGTGGCGCACCGGGCCGAACTCGTTGTCGACCATGCGCCGGATCAGCCACGGCTTTTTCGACAGCGCCATGACTTGCTGCGCGTAGTAACCCGCCGGGAGGTTCTCGATGTTCTCCGGCCTGGGGTTCTTCGACCGCCCGCCCGGTTGGACGTGGAAGCCGACCCCGAACAACTCGCCGAGCTCGGCGCGCAGCTCGTCCTCGACTTCCTTGTCGAGCCCGAGATCCTTTTCGACGAACACGCCATAGGTCCAATTCTCGATATCGGGCGCGTTCATATCGAGGATCAGCCCGCGCCACTGGCAACCGCCCTGGCTCGAGCTCGGATAGCGGCCGACGCGGGTCATTGCGTAGGCGAACACTTCGTGCGCGACGAGATCGCCCTCGTTTAGCCAGATCCCGGTGACTTCCCACCCGCGCATCACGTCCTCGGCCTTGTTCTCGCCGATCGCAGCGAAGATCACCGTCAGCTCGACGACTTTCTTGCGGCCGCCCTCGAAAATCGTGATCGTCAGCGTGTGCTCGTAGGGCGCCTCGCCGTTCCATTGCCCGATCGTTTTCGGGAACCAGCGGTGCCAGGTGGCGAGCACGGTTTTCTTGAGCTGCGGATAGGTGTCGCGGACGACGCCCCACTTGGCGCGATAGATCCCGTCGGGACCGGGGTTCTGCTTGAGCGCCGACAGCACCATCTTGGCGACGCACTTGGTCGTTTTCGCCGACCCGACCGGCCCCATGATCCCGGTGATCAGCCGCCAGTCGTTGAGGAACCGCTCGCCGACCGGCCCGGTCGACTTCATGAGCTGCGCAATGCTCACAGCCGCACCACCGCGGCCATGCAACCGACCTGGTTGATCAGCGGCCGCGGGACGAGCCAGAGCGCAAAACCCGGATAATGGTCGCGAAGCTCGCTGACGAAGCCGAGCACCTCGGCCGCCTTCATCTTTTGCGTGTTGCGGTCGATCTCGACGGCGAACTCGGCCTCTCTTGCCGCCTCAATCTCGCGGATCGTCGCTGCCGCGAACCGGACCTTGCTCATGCGGCAAACCCGACCAGGCAACCGACCAGCAGCACGAACCCGACGACGAACAGGATGCAGCCCGTTCTGCCCGTTTTTTCGTCGGGCACGCTCGCCATGCCGGCGGCGAACGCCGTCAGCACGCCGACGCCAACCAGGCCAAGCCCGGCGAGGACGCCCAACCCCAACAGCAGGCCGCCGACCGTGATTGCATGGCTCATGCGCCGTCCCCTTTTCGTTGCTTCGCGAGCTGCTCGGCGAGCCACGTCACGTGCGGCGACGATTTCCACGACAGCAGCCCGCCCTGATCTCCGATCGCCGCCAGCAGATCGCGGTGCGCCGTCAGCCCGACCATGTCGCGCGGCCCTCGCGTGCGCGCCGGCGCCGGGGCGCCCGCGTAGGGCGCGAGGCTAGCCAATTCCGAGCGCCTGCCGGTAGGTTTCGAGCAGCGCGTCCTCTTCCTGGCGCGTGTGCGTTTCGAGACGGCGCAGGCGGACGATCTTCCGCATGGTCTTGGGGCAATAGCCGTTCGACTTTGCCTCCTTGTACACGTCGGCCTTGTCGCCGCTGATCCCGCGCTCCTCCTCCTCGAGCCGCTCAATGCGCTCGATGAACAACCGGAGCTGGTCGGCCGCGACCGTGCCGTCGCTCATTGCAGGCCTGCGGCTGCGATCAGCCGCAGCTCGAGCAGGCCGAGCGGGGATCCAGTACTTATGCGTGCTCCGTTGCGGGAGCGCTCTGATCCGCCTTCCCGGCCCGGATCCCCGCTTGCTTGCTTTCGGCGGTCGGCCAAACCGCCGCTCCACAGGGGCGCCAGGAAGTTCATACGATCGCCATGTCGCGCGGGCGGATCCCGCGGAGGCGCTGCGATCGGGTCAAATGGACCTTCGATGCGCGCCGGCGCTCAAACCGGTTGCACGGCGCCGGTTCCGACGGTTCTTCGTCGGCCAGCCTGCGCAAACTATCCACAATTTTCTTGATGCCTGCGTCGCACTCGACGTCGCACACAGCGCCGCCGAGCCGGATCACGGCTTCGAGCTCTAGCGCGGCGTGCTGCGCTTCGAGGCAGTCGGCGGCGGCCCGTTTCAGGACCACCGCCGCAGCCATTATGCGAACCGCCTCCGTCGCGGCGAGAAGCGCAATCGCCTCCCGATCGCCCGAGAGTCGCCTCTCGAGCACGTCCGCAGCAAAGCGCGCGTCGTTTCGATCCACTTAACGGATCCCCCCAGGTCTTTACCCCAGCCCGTCGGCGGGGTAGGCCACGTTTCCCGCACGCGAACGGGGTTGTCAATCCCCGGCAATGCGGATTGTGGAAAACCCGAGCCCCGCGCCCCGGTTTTCGCTCCCGATGTTCCGCCCCGGCAGGGGTCCGATCAGCCGGTGGGGAGCCGATTTCGGCCCGAAATTGGTCGCGTATCGAGCGCGATAGGGGGGAGGAGCCGGCGCGCGCGGGATTGGGGGGGGTGCCGGGGTCGATCCGGCTTCACCGTCTCGCTAAGGTCTAGAGCTGCCCGAAAATGCAGGATCGCGGCCTAGTCGCCGCTCTGCGCGCCGCCCTGTTGCGAGACGGCTCGCGAAGGTTCACCCGAAAGAGACGGCAGCGACGGCAGCACGTCGCCGATTTCCGCCGTCTCCCAATCGATGCCGCTGGCGGCGGCGTCGTTCACGTCCTCGGCGATCGCGTCGATCGTCTCGCCGCTCACCCCGCCACCGGCCATGACCAGCACGACGTCGCTGCGCCTGGTCAGCTCGACCTGGACCGGCTGCTTGCCCTCGACATAGGGCAGCAGCTCGGCCGCCGCGCGGATCGCGAGCTGCGCCGCCTCGCCCTTGGAGCAATCGAGCTGCGCCGCCAGCGTCTCGACCGGCGTGAACGCGGCGCGCGCCAGCACTTCCGCCGGATGCCCGTAGAGCGCGAGGAGCTGCTCGCGGAATTTCTGGTTGCGCTTGTTGAGCGAGCCGCGCGGGCGGCCCCGGCCTCGCCGCTCGGCGACGATGACCGCCGTCGGAGCGTCGCGCCCAGGCGTCGCGTCGCGGATCAGCTCAAGCTGCTCGGGATCGGCCAGCGCGCACAGATCGCGGAGCTGCTCGATCTCCCCGGCGACCGGCGACGGATGGTCCGCCATTATTCCCCCCTAGTTTATTGCTCCCCGGCGAGAGCGACGCGGACGATCCTACCATGCCCGCCCTGCGCCTTCGACCCCTGTTCCCATGTTCCCAACGCTGTTCCCAAGCGCTGGAACTGCATTTGCGCGCTAATTCAGTGACTTATGAAGAATGTTCCCATGTTCCCAAGATATCACTCTCTCCATACGCGCACGCGCACGCGTAAGAGCACGCGCGATCACGTGACCCGCGCCAGCGACCCTTGGGAACAGCGCCACAACCGCGCTAAGTGCCTGATTTCGCTCGGTAAGCCTGTTCCCAAACGTGGGAACAGCGTTGGGAACATGGAAACAACCCCCGCGCCCGAAGCGAGCGACCATATGTGCCCCATTTCATGCCCGACCGCAAGGGCGCGGGATAAGGGCAGGGCAGGGGAGACGGACGCAGAGCGACAGCGACGGCGCGGGCGCAGGAATCGATCCGCTTCAAGGGAGAATGATGCAGAGCGGCCCGCACCGGCTCCGCTGCGCTCCGCCTGGGCCGCGAGTTGGAAGGATATGGAGCCGCGCGCACCGCTCGCTGCGCGAGCTGCGCGGCAGGGATTTTTGGTCGCCGTGTAACATGGCGCTTGCAACCGTCTCGCAAATGAATTACGGGACGCTTACCGACCAAGGAGCACAGACCAATGACCGACCGTCAAGAAATCGCAACCGCACAAGCCGCCTACGCCGCCCGCCCCGTGTTTGTGCTTTGGCAGGACAGCCATTGCTCTAGTCCACACCGCTTCGCCACCCTGACCGAAGCCTTCGCCTACATCGATGTTCAGTGGCTCCGCGTTCGCAACCGCGTCCGCTCCGAACGCTACAACGCCTCGAACCTTCGGGACAGCTTCATCAAAGCGCCGGGCATGGGCCGCGTAAGCCTTCGCTATGTCCTGCTCGCCGCCGAAGTTTCGAGCTACTGACTGTCCCGCCCTGGGCGGCGCGCTTCCCCTCGCGCCGCCCTAGCCGCGACAGTCGCGGACGTAAGGAGCACCGACCATGTTACACGATCCAACCGCCTTCGGGCGCAACACCGACCGCGCCGGGTGGCGGCTGCGCGCGATCCAGCAGCGTCGCCGCGAGGCGAGGCAGGCCGCGATCCTCTGCGCCGTCCTGACCATTGCCAGCGCGACGGGCGCGGGCCTCGCCAACCGCTTCGGCCATGACGGCGGCGCGATCCTGCTCGGCCTGGTCGCGTTTCTGGCGCTGTTCGTCGGCACCATCGCAGCCGGGGAGGCTTGAGCTATGTCCGACATTCAACCAGGCGCGATCCTCGCCAGCTCTTGGGGCTACGAGCAGACCAACGTGGATTTCTATCGCGTTGTCAGGATCAAGGGCGATTGGATCACCTTGCAGCAGATCGCGGCCAAGCAAACCGACGATGAAGGCGGACAGTGGATGACGGGCCGTGTGATCCCCGCCGAACCTATCCAGGCGAAAAGCGGCGAGTTTCGCCGCAAGCTGCGAGCCGGGAGCAACTACGTCAGGATCAGCTCCTATGAATTTGCCAGCCTTTGGGATGGAGCGCCGCAACGCGTGAGCTTTTACGCCTGACTGTCTCGCCCTGGCGGGCCGCCGTGTTACATGGCGACCCGCCTAGCCGCGACAGCGGACAACAAGAGGAGCACCGACCAATGACCAAGACAGCACACGCCCACGCCGTCGCGCTCGGCTATGGCGACGCAGGCGGGACACCGAGCGTTTTCGTCGGCATCAGCGGCCCCAAGGGTGGCAACCGAGGCACGTTCGAGCTGATCCCCGATCAGGCGCGGAGCCTCGCAACGCAGCTCATTGCCGCCGCCGCCGAGATCGACGGCAAGCCGTGCGAGATCATCCGCCTCGCACCGTTCGAGATCGCCGCACTCGCCGCCGCCGTAGGCTTCGGCGACAGCTTCACAACCGATTGGATCGAGAACGAAGGCGCGGGCGATCCCGACGCAGCCGAGGGCGCGAGGCAAGTTGAGCTTGCCGAGCACATCGTGAGCCGGATTGAGGCGGCGCACGGCGCAGTCGCCAACACGACGGCGGAGCCAGCTTCCGCAACGTCGATAGACTACACGCCACCCGAGCCGCTCCCCGAACGCCATTTCGTCGTTCGCTTCTATCAGAACACGACGACTTGCGACCGGCATTGCGTCGTCGTTCGCGCCAATGACGGCGAGGAAGCGAAGGCGCGGGTCAAAGCCTGGCAGCTCGGCCAGATCGAGCTGACCGAGGCCGAGGAGCGCAGCGAGGAGCTGGAACGCGAAGGCGATGTTGTCGCGGGCGAGTTTGACGGCTTGGCCGAGGACGAGCGCTATGCGCCGTTCGAGTGCGACAAGCACGGTGCAGCGGTCGAGGAACCCGCCACCGCCTGACTGCAACCCGAAGGGCCGGGGCCGTGTAACACGGTCGCGGCCTTTCCAGATGCAGCCACGCATCAAGAAGGAGCACCGACCATGTTCAGCGAAAAGGAACGAGCAATCATCGTCGCCGCGCTCGGCGGCCTGGTTGCGCTCGATACGGGCGAGGAACGGCTTGCCCTGCAACGTCGATTTGAGCAGCCGCTCACCGACCTTCCCGCGATCAAGGCGCTGATCCGCTACGCCGCCGACAGCCCCGACATTGTTTGCGAGGAGGGCTATTGGGACGACGGTTGCGACAGCGCTTGCGCCGACGGCATGAACCAGGCGCGGAGCGAGGCCGCAGCCGTGATCCGCGACGCGCTCAAGGCGCTCGGGATCGAGCCGCCCAAAGGCGTCCACGTCTGCCCCGAGTGCTTCCGCGACGACAGCGACGGCCACGCCGCCGAATGCGCGACCGGCCAGGCCGAGGCCGAGGCCGAGGACGAAGCCGCCGAGGAGCTGACCGCGCTATGACCGCGCTCCTGTTCGACTTCGGCGAGCTGTGCCGGTGCGATCCGCGCAGCTCCGCCGACGCCCTGGAAACGTGGCGCTCGGCCGAGGCCGAGGCCGAGGCGGCGGCGGTGACGGTGCGCGCAGCTTGCGAACGCTACGCCGCCCGCCGCTGCCCCGAAACCGAGGCCGCCTATCGCGAAGCCGACCGGGCTTATGACCGGGCGCGCTTCCGCTTCCAGATCGTCCACAACGAGACGGTGAGCGGCATCCGGGCAATCGCCCGCTTCGCCCGCGAGCTGCAGCTTGCGAACGACGCCGGGGCGCGCTTGCTATGACCGCGCGCAGCTCGCGGCGCGAGGTCCGCAACCCGATCCTATCGCTTCCCGTCGTCGTCGAAGCGCTCGCCGAAATGACGCCGGAGGAGGCCACTAGGTGGCGACGGATATTGCTCGCGATCCAGGCCGACGCCCGCGAGAAAGCCGAGCTGAATTGGCGGCGTCACAAGGGGCCAGTAGCTTACTACTGGAAGGCGACCGGCGTCGTTTGCGGCCACCTTGCGAAAGTGATCCGGCTGACCCGCCAATCGGAGCTATCGCTATGACCGCCTTTTGCCAGCGCCCAGGGTGCGGCAAATCATGGCCGCGCGACCCGATCCTCCCCGGATTGCCGCGCTCGACCAGGCGCGCCGTGCAGGCGACCGAGCGGCCACAAGGCGAGCAGCTATCACCGCGCCCGCGATATCGCCGCCGACCAGGCGGGAGCCTATGGCGTTTGCCCGCTCGGCCATTGCGGACTAGCCAATGTCGCCGCTCGCGCGCGAGCCGAGACGACACGACAGGGGGAGCTTGCCTTATGACCGACCAACCCGCCGTGTTACACGGCCAACCGCCGCCCGGCGACCTCGACCAGGCGGGCCTGGGCCGCCGCTGCGTCGAGTGCCTGGGGCCGGTCGACACGGCGCGAGACGCCAAGAAAATGTTCTGCAGCGACGCGCACCGGGTGGCGTTCCACAACCGCCAAACCGTGCGCGGCCGCAAGGCGATGCCGCTGGTGATCGCCGAGCGCCAGGCGCGGGGAGGGGATCGCCGCAACCGCTACGCGGGCGCGGGAATTGCAGCTCGCAAGCGGTTGCGAAAGCTGATCGCGGCGTGGATCGCGGAGGATCGCGCCGCTGGTCGCATGAGCATGGCCGAATATGTCGAGCTGCGGCAGCGGCTCGGCATGGAAGATTGACGACGACACCCCCGGCGCGCCGGTCAGAGCGACGCGCCCAGGGTGCCGCCTTTGGCACCGTAGAAGGAGCACCGACCTATGATCGGGACTGAACAGAAGAAACTCGACGTCGCCAGTGAGGCGATCATGGAGGCCAACGAGCAGCAGCTCGGCGAGATCACGCTCGGCGTGATCAACCGCCTCGGCGAACTCGGATTGCAAGGCCGCGAGGCGATCATTGATCGCATCAATGCCGACCGCAACCCGGACACCGACGAGGGCTTGGCGCAGCTCGCGGACGTGATCTCCGCGACCGAGTGAAACCGA